AAGGGCGTGACAATAACTATAAAAGATAATAATGAAGATGGTAGTCAAGTCAGCTTTTCATTATGTCGCATGGAAATGATTGAGGCTTTAGAATATATACTTCAAAAAATCAAAGCACGTCCGCTTCCGTAAGGTTGCCGATAACGCAATTATACAAGCCGTTTCAATGGCTTGTATAATTGTGTTATAGAATTGGATTGATTAACAAATTAATAATAATAGCAAATGAGAAAAATAGAAATTACGCTTCTTACACTTTTTTATGTGTTTGTGGGAGCATGGTTATTGGCTATGTTTATCGACTGGCGCTTACGCCGAAAGTATAACAAACAGAACCCCAAACACTAGAGTGTACGTATAGTGGCAGTAGGTACAGCCGTGTTGATATTACGCTTGCCAAGCATAGTATTTATAGCATTGTTCGTAGTAGGTTTTTTATTGTGCCATGGCTCAATGTACTTTTGGTGCAGGCTTATCACACTGCTATTGTCTACCTCTTTGCATATAGCATACAGCGGGCGCAGCTTGTGGTAGCGTACCAGCATAAACTTACGCTGGTCGGCAATAATACTAACCAAAGTTTTAGGCTTGTATTGTCGCTTACCGCACAACCACCATAGCCTAATAAGCAGGTAAACAATATTAGGGGATACTGTAAGTAGCAACAATAACCATATTGGTATAGTTACTTTTATATAAAGTACTCCAAAATACTCTAGTGCAAAACCCGATACAAAGCTAATAGCTATAGCAACGGCATTAAATACCGATATGCTTTTTAGAAATGATGACAGTTTTTTCATAAACCAAAAATACAAAAAATGACAACAAGACGGAGAGGAAACTACCCGTCTGGTTCATCGCTCCGCGTTAGAATTGCAAGTCACCCCTACGTAGGCAGTGTTTTTTGTTTAATCCATAAAAATGACTTACAATGGAATTAAGAAAGAATGAAAAGCAGGCTACTAACCTGCAAGTAGTAATGGTAAACGATGAACGTTTTGCCATTGAAGAAAGAAATGGTAACATTAGTTTTAACCTTACCATGATGTCAAAGAAGTATGGTAGACCTAAAAGTCCGGGTAACTGGTTAAGGACAGACGAGGCTCAACGCTACTTAAAAGCATTAACCGTGATGCAAAAATGCGACACGGTTGATTTGGTGGATGTTAGACAAGGCGGAACACCCGAGAAGCAAGGAACATGGACAACAGACTATAGAATAGCCATGCGCTTTGCACAGTGGCTTGATATGGACTTTGCTATTGCTGTAGATGAATTAATACACAAAGTACTAACCGGTCAGGCTGTAGTGTTAGAACCCAAACGTGGCGTAATGCCTGTTTACTTCAACAACAAAAAGCTTTTTCCATACCGCGACACACTTGAAGCTTTTGGCCGTAAACGTAATGGGAATGTGAGCCGCAGAAAAGCAAGGTATCCACAACACTTTGTTAATATTTTCGGGCGTAACTTTATTACAGAACAGCTATTCGACCATTTAGCAGGTTATTACGACTATGTTAATTACAAACAGTTAACAATTGATTTTGGAGGGCAAGACAATGGATAAAACAGATAAAAACATAATAGCAGGCTTAATTGACCTAATAACCAAAGAAGCCGAGGCTGAGTTTATAGCGGAAGTGCTTGATGATATATACTTTATATTAGCTCAAAATGTAGCTGCCGACCCCGACCGTGCTTTACCTGGTAAGCATGAAATTGATAAAAGTATGTACTACCTACACTATTTGCGCGATATGTTTGCAGGAAAATTTGAACCCGATTTACAAGTGGTTTAAATCAAATAATAACAGCGTTTAAAACGAGGGTTTCGCTTTGAGCGAAGCCCTCGTTTTTGTTATACGTTATTCAAGTCGAAAGTATAAGCTATTACATACTCCTGAATACCATCGTCGCGCATTTGTCGTTGCATAGAGTGTCGCAGCAGCATAGTAGCCTGTTGGATAATGTTAATTCCGTGCAGGGTATTGTGTATAAGTTGAGCCAGCTCCTTTATGTTGGAGGCAGCTGTTTGTTGTGTTACCGGTGTAAGGGTGCTGCTGTTGGTGAGTTTTATGTCGGCAAGGCGTACGGTAAGCATACATTTGGCTTCCTGCCTTAGCTGCGGTATATGTGCAGGGTTGCGTACCATATTGTTATATGCGGCATTGCTTACGTCAATTAAAGCACACGGCCATTTTACAGGTGGGTTCTGACTGTAGTAGTCGAGTTGACCCCAGTCTTCATCTACATAGTTAATACCCGGTACCTGAGTAAGCAGTTGTTTTACATTGTTTTCAACAATTACCAACGGCGAAGTGTCGGTTTGTGGTTCTATGGGCGTTAAGCCCGAAGCGTTGTAGTTTTGTTCCATTGTTATTATTATTATATTGTTAGAGACGCAAGATATTGCGTCTTTACCATCAGACGCAATATCTTGCGTCTTTACCTTTTTATTAGTTGGTTGGCAAGTTCTTTAAAGTTGCGGTCGGCAATTTGCTCCACTAATGTATCGACAGTATGGTGGTGTCCTATAAATTGTCGCTGCTCTATTTTCATTTTATGGCCAACAGGTAGTAGTGCCAGGGCTTTCCATTTTTCGGCCTCCTCGCTTAGTTTTCGGGTACGCTGTGTGTTAACCTTTTTTTTGCTTTTTACATTGTACACATTGGCAGCTCCTGAACACTTGTAATACATAGCCCAAAAGAACCGTTTCATTTTGGCTGTTACGGTAATAGTTCCGCCACTGTTGTGAATATTGGCGTATGACATATTGCTGCTAAACACCACTTCGGTACCCGATATTTTAGCCTTAACACTGTTGCGTAATCGGCCTGAGCGTTGCATAAGTGAACCTTTGCTGTTTGGGTATCGTTCGGCAGGCCACTTTTTATTGAAAAAGGCTTTACGCTCAAAGTTCTTATCAAACTCATCGGCGAGCTTAACCTTAATGTCGGCAAGTATTTGTTTTGTAAAGTTGTTCATATTGTCCACTAATTACACTAATTATCACTAATGGTATTAAAATATTTTGTAATTTTGTATATATAAAGCGATTAACATTGCGACATGCGGACTGTATCCGCTGATGCGACGGGTGTTAGTCGTTTTGTTTTTTTAGCCTATCTACAATTGAATAAATAAGCCTTTTTCCATCTTTAAACTCTTTAACCAATATCCACGAAGGCTCATTATTAATGTCAATTTTATAAGCATCTACATGTTTTATAAAATCATCATTGTGTGATGATGGCATTGAATTAGTTTTCTTTGCTGACTTACAAATATTTTCAAAATCATAAAGCACCGCATTCTTTTCTTCATAATGCTTATGAGGTTGATTAATAATTTCTTTAATACCAACACCGTTTAGTTCAGCTTTCTCGCCATTAATATCAAAAGTTTTGCCCTGAAGGTTTTCTTTTGCCCAGGCTTTTATTTTTTTGCGTTGAACTTTACGAGCCTCCTGTTTTATAAGCTGATAAGCCTTACACCGTTCGCCTTCGTTTTGCAGTACAATATCGGCATAGCCTATAAGGTGGCTAAGGTTAGTTTTACTACCGTCGCAATTTTTAGGCACATAACCGTTTTTAGGTGGGAACAGCTTTTTATCCTGCCCCGGATTGAAACGAAACATAGCATCAGGTTCTTTACCGTTCTTTGTTTTTCGGCCGGTTGCGTTACGTCCTTTTTCAATAGCATCGTTTGAGCTGCTTGTTTTGTAGTCGGCAGCCAATACTTCTATGGCTTTACAACGGCAATTATGAGCTATGCCAAGTTGAGTAATATAACTTTCGTCATCAACTACCGATAAGTTATATACTTTTCCGTTATATTTTTCAGTATTTTTATGACTAACAATAATATAGCGGTTATGGAAAAAAGTTTGAGTCCAAAAGTGATAAGCAGAATTGAACTTATTGAGGGTACTAATATTAGCGATGCCATTGAATTGCGGTACTTTGCTCAAAAACTTAGTTACCGAAAACTCAGTAAACTTTGGGGAATAAATAACCGTACCATAGCAAAAGTAATATCTTATTGTGGTAAAGAGCCTCGCAGGGGCAGTGAGGCAATAAGAACACAATGGATTAATACCCCTGAACGACGAAAACAGGCGGGTGAAAATTTGGCTAACATAAATCATAATCTTGCATTAAAAGGGTTACATATCAGACAAGGAAAAACAAAAGAGAATAGCGAACTTATAAGGCGTGTAGCAGAGAAACTAAAAATGTCTTCATCGTTTAATAATCCGCAAATAAGAGCTAAGGCTATAGCCAATGCAGAAATAACAAGAAAAAAATACCCTGAGCGTAATCCGTATTTAATGTCGCCTAAAACATTATGCGAACAGATTATGTATAAGTTTTTAACCGATAATAATATTGAGTTTAAATTTAGATTCATCATTGAAGGTTATTTTGTTAATTTTTATTTGCCTATTCATAATATATGTATTGATATTGTAGGTAAAAACAGGTTACCTCTTTCTTACAAACGACATAATACCATACTTGAGCAGGATTATGGTATTGTGTATTGCATTACTGACTTTGTTAAAAAATCCAACTTTAGCGACTTGTATAATTATATCACCTCGCTTAATATTATTGGCAGTGTTCCATCCTTTGAAAGTAAAGAATCGGTGATTTGGGGTACAAGAAACTCTAAACCCTTTGGAAAAGAGAGTAATCAGGTTACCGTTAAATGTGTTTATGTGGATTCCTTCTACAAGCTTTACATTTCCGCTCCCACCAATTAAATAGTTTAATTGTTTAATTTCTTCTATGTTTTCCCAACCTTTTGCAGTTAATATTTTAGTTCCGGGGGCAAAGCAATTCCACCCCAAAGGCGGCATATATTCTTTCCAAAACGGGTCGGTTTTTGGTAGTGTAGTTCCGTTAATATCGGCATGGCTGTCACGTACCTTTTCATCGCCTGCAGTACGGTATTGCAAATGGTAACGGTCGGTATTATCGCTATACTCTTGCCATTGTTCAGCAGCTTGTGCGCTATGTATTGCAAAGTTGTATTCAGTTTCCAGGTATCGCGCATTATATTGCACGTTCATTTTCTTAACCTTTTGCTCAAAGCTTTGGAATGAACGTATCTGACCACTTTCATCAACCAAATAAGAACGAGCTTCACGCAGTTGTTTATCGGTTTTTAATGCTGAGAAAATAAAAGCATCGTGGCTCAGGTACTCACGCATGGCTCCCGATACTTCGGTACTAATTACACTATCAAAAGTTTGGTAAGTTTGCTCAAATAGTTCACGGTACTCGGGAGTATCGAACAGTTGCTCTACATTATAGCCTTTAGCCTTATACACTTTACTGTATGCTGCGGCAGCCTTTTGCATAGCTTTTTTAATATCAATAGTTACCGAAGTGCTGAGCATAGCACTTTGCTCCAACTGATACTGTTGGCTCATGAGTGTGTGAAAAGCATTGTAATAAGCCCTGTTACTACGGTAGGTTTTACTATTCAGGGTTTCGCTTTGAGCGAAGCCCTGAATATTTGAACGTTGAACTTTTGAACCTTTACCGTCAGGGCTTATACGAAAAAATCGGGAGCGTACTGTAAGTTATTACCGCTGTTTTGTTGGCTTTGCTTAGTACCTGTTACCTTAATTCCAAACTTTTCGTTAATCCAATTGTCGTCAACTTCTTTATAAGGAAGTACTTCTTTGGTTCTGCTCCAAAGGGTATTGAGGTCTTCAGCTTTGTCGAACTCAAACCAATAATCGCCTTTTGGCAAATACCCAATTTGTGTGAGTGCCGGAAATACAATATCGTTAATAAGTATTTCCACCATGCGCTTATCGGCATTAACAATATCTTCAAGAACCTCTTGTGAGCTTTGTTCTTTGCCTTTGCTTCCAAACTTGCTGTCCTGCCCTATAATAGCACCCGATATAAGTAACGATATTTCGTTGTTACACAGGTTTATAAGGTTTTCGTACACTTCACCTTTGCTACTTGTACTTTCAGCCCATTCTATTTGTTCGGTGTCGTCAATAATAAACCAAGCTGCAGCACCCATATCTTTCATCATTCGCTCGGCACGGTTAAGTGCTTGCGGGTCGGCTGTGTTGGTTTTCATTACCCGGGGCGGTATGCCGCATATTTCGCACAGCTCACTCCAACAGCTTTGCGCAAAACGTTTGAATAGTACATGAGGTATAGCCTTATTAATTAGCCCAATTTTTCCACCTGCTTTAAATTCCAACAGCCAAGTGCCGTACTCGTTTACCTGTCGGTACTCAATACCTTTATCGTCGGTATAGTCTTTAACTATTATAGCCGGAGTAGGCAATACGTTTTGTCGGGGTATAAGGGTACAGGTGTATTTGTTGTCGATATAGTCTAATTCCAGTACAGTATTGCCATCGGTAATTGTATCCCAACAGTGAGCCATAATATCGTTAAAGAAACCGCTGTTTTCCAGAGTTGCGGTAAGTTCAGTGTCGGCATCGGCACCTTTGCGTTTCACAACAAAGTCGGCACCGGTTGTTTTAAGTTTTCGGCGTTCTATTTGCGAAGTAAGCCTGGCATCGTCTTTAATATCGGCATATAGGTTATGCAGGGGGTATGTTTTTTGGTTGTCGACATTGCCATGCATAGCCAGTGCGCTTTTCCAAATAGCAATATCGGCTTTGAGGCGGCTGGTACTTTTGGGTACAATTGTGCGAGCTACCTGCAGGGCGTTTTTCTTGGTTATTTTGCCGTAAGATAGAGCGGCTTGCGGAGACGCAATATCTTGCGGAGACGCAATATCTTGCGTCTGTACTGATGTCTGGTGAGACGCAATATCTTGCGTCTTTACATATCTATTATTGCTCATAGTACTATTGGTAATTAATAATCGTGTGAAAACTTAGTACGGCTACCGTATCGTATTGGATTGAGTTCCCGGGCTGCTTCCTCGGCAAGCTGTGGTAACGATGAAAGGTTTACATCGCCTTTGGCTAACTTTTTCAGGTAGTCGGTAGCCCTGTCGTAACGTTCCTTTGCCGTTTCGTAAATAACATCGGCATTGCATATTTCAACCAGGTACCATTTTGCCACGGTAATACAATGCCTTATAAGTAATGCGTTACGGTCGGTTCCGGTGGCTGTAAATACGGCTTCAACATCGTAGCGTAAGCGACCGTCTAAATGTTCGGTTTTGTTGTTTTCTGTTAAGTATCCCTTAACCTCATCAATAGCAGCAAGTATAGCTTGTGTTACTTTGCTGTCGTCGTTATCGGTAATTTGGTCTATTTGGTAGTTATATATAACCGAACCTAAATCTGATTTTTCAATAAACATATTTAATACAGTTTTAAATTATACTTAAATCGCTTTTTAATAGCGGTGGTTAACCCTACGTCCAAAAGCGTACTTTGCTGTTTGGTTTCGGGTTCGTTTATTCAGATATGTTGTTGCACCGTGGCAAGCATCGGGACCATCGTCGTGAGCCTTGCTACCTTTTTCAAAAGCCATAAACTGGTCGATAAGTACTTGCTGGTCGTTGCTTTTATCTGTACTGCTAAACTTCCACCATCCACGCTCCCAAACTCCGCTTAAGCTTTCTACACGGTCGTATTTATCGCTTTTGGAACGTTTGTCGGCTATTACCGGTATAAAGTAGCCACGGTTTGAGCCTTCGGTATCAAAATCGTTTACAAACTCATCCTGAGCAAAAAGCCCCTCAATCATGTATCGAATATTGAACCGCTGTAAGTTGTGAAGCTCGTACATATCGTACAGCCATTGGGCACAGCGGGTACGGCTTTTTTGTTGCAAATAGGTAAGCAGCACATGAAACTCATTGCCTTTTTTGCCTATGAGTATCATAGCTTTGTAATCGGCATTTTCTTTGTAACTCAAATCGCCATAAAAGCAAAGTGCATCATATTGCTTTAGCGGTAGCGGGGTACAATAGTGAATATCTTCATGTTTGAATATTGCACCATCCTCAATATGTACGTGCATATATTCGCGCATAAACGAACGGTAAGGCATTGAATTGAACTTTTTACGCCAGTAGTTACTGTCGGTTTTGGCAGGCCATGCGGGGGTAAACTCACGTATATTATTAACCGCTTTTACAGTCAATACCTTAAATACTGCTTTTTCATCGTCTGTATTTTTGGCTGCTTCGTTAAAGTATTGTTTCAGGCGGTTGGTAATACTATTTTTGTTAAAATTGTTATTGGCATAAACAAAGCGTTCGCGGCCTGTCATAGTAGCATCGAAACAGCCCCAAACATCTTCGGTAATAAAGTCGACCGATTCTCGCATAAGTCGGTCGTTGTTAACGTGTTTTTTACTGTCTACATCGTCAACAACAATATAGTCGGGGCGGTCGCCACCCTCACGAGCTCCGCGAGGGTTTTGTCCGAAACCGAGGCTCATAAAACGTACACCGTCGGAGGTATAAAAGTCGCCGTCGCTCCAATCGCCTGTTCCTGCACGGTTGCCATAATCGTTAATAATACGGTTATTGTGGGCCAGTTGAGCCTGAATATCCGACAGTAGTTTCTTGGCTTTGGGGTCGGTTTCGCCAATAAGCAACATAAACTTTAACTGCCCCATAACTAAATATAAGTACATGGGTATACCCATATCGATATGAACACTTTTACCTGCCGAGCGAAACATTTCGGCAAGTAGCTTTATGTTTTGGTTTTCGATAATAAGTTTGGCAAGCTTTATATGAAAAGCAGCGCACTTAACTTTGGCATAGTTTGGAAAGTAATATTCAAACCAACCTGTATAAGTTTTTTCAAGCTCTTTGCGCCTTTTTAGCTTATTATGTACACTTTCGTTAATATCGACAGTGGTAGACATTGCAATAAGCCTGCAATGTTCGGTATATTGGCGCAATAGTTTTTCGCCCTCTTTCGATATTATGGCACTAACAGCCATCGTTATGTAGTTTATGAATTAAATACTGCTTGTGATATTCGGTAAACCGGGTAGCCAGTTCGGGGTCGTGATTGGCCATATAATTATCGAACTCGCGAAATACCGATAATGCCACCTCGGCCGACACCCCTTTATTAAGAGCTGCTTGAGCTTTAATGGCTTCGTTTATTGCTTTCATATCTAAAGTAGGTTCATGCCCCTGCACAAGGCGGCTTACTTCGTCGTCAACCAGTCGTTTAATATTACGGGGTTCGCGAAGGTATCGTTCGCGCTTGGTATCCCAGTCGGGTTCGTTGGTTGTAGCTTGTTTCCATCGGCCTATGGTTTGTGGCGATACGTTAACAGTATCAGCAACAGCCGTAGCCGACATACCCTCTTCTACATACATTTTTTCGGCCAAGGTTCGTAGTGCCGAATTATTCGCCGCTCGTTTGGTATTGTTCATTTTGGTATTGAGTATTGAGTAATGAGTATTGAGTATTGAGTAATGAGTAATGAGTAATGAGTAATGAGTAGTGAGTATTTAGTAATTAGCAACCTGCAACCCGTAACTTGCAACCCGTAACCTGCACCTGTAACCTGTAACCTGTATCAAGCCCATGGTTTTCACCTTTTACCTTTCACCTTTCACCTTTTACCTTATTATTAAGTGCAAATGTGATTGAAAAAGGTGTGTATGGCAATTAATGTTGAAACCTTTGCAGTATTGCTCGCATGGGTTGCGTACTTACTTTTTTTCGACACAAACGGGGGTTATGTTTGCTATGAATTAAACAACACACTATGGCAGTATTTAATAAGAATAAAGATGCATTTATACTATCGGATGGCACTGTCCAAAACTCGTATGGTTTTTATATCGCAACCTCAGGTATTGACCTAAAGCGGTTTAGTGCCAACCCTGTAATGCTCGATTCGCATATAAACGGCAATAGCAATGTAATAGGTAACTGGTACGACCTAACGGTAGACGAACAGCACGACCGGCTGATGGGTAAACCCAATTTTGACACCCAGGACCCCGATGCCGAGCGCATAGCCGGTAAGGTAAGGCGCGGCTTTATTAAAGGTGCAAGTATCGGTATCAGTTTTGAACGCAACGATTTGAAAAAAATTGACGGCAAACTGGTGCTTACCAAGTGTGAACTGATAGAAGTGTCGATAGTGGCAATACCAAGCAATGCCAATGCTTTGAAACTGTATTGCAACAACGAAGAACTTAACCGTGAAGCGGTAGCCGAACTATGCCTGAGTGTAAGCTCTGAGAGTAACAACGAAAATATTTCCGAAAACGAAAATAAAAACAATAACATGAGTAAACAAACAATTGTATTGGGGCTGTCAACTATGGCAGTATTGGGTTTTAAAGACCCGGGTCAGGATATTACCAATGAGCAGATTGAAAAAGCAGTTCTTGAATTGGGTAAACTGAATCTTGCATTAGAGAGTGAGCGTAACACTCTAAAAGAAAAGCTTGAAAGCTACGAGGCAAAAGAGAAAGCCGAAAAAACGGCACTGAGTACCAAACTGGTTGACGATGCTATAAGAGCGGGTAAAATTACAGCCGACAAGCGTGATGCATTCTTAAATATGGCAGTAGCCGACTACGATTCGGCAAAAGAGATAATTGATGCCATACCGGGCAAAGATAGTTACCGCAAGGGGTTAAAAACCGATGGCGGAACTATAACTATGGATGAGTTTCAGAAACTTGACCTTGCGGCGCAGTTGAAATTTAAAAGTGAGAACCCAGAGGGCTATAAAGCACTTGTAGGGTAGTAAACGAGTATTAATATTTAAAAGTATAAAATATGCCTGCAAATTTTCCTGAAATATGGTTAAAAAGGGTAATACAAAACCTTGATAAAACCGATGTGGCTACTTTCTTAGACGGAATTAGCGAACTCGATGCCGATGTAACCCAAATAAATGAGGGTTCAATAAGTGAGCAAAATAAAATATATGTAGCCGAAACCGACTTTGAAGTAGAAGTGTTGATAAACAACACTACTTACCCTATACCGGTACAAGTATATGACGACGGTACTATTGAAATATCGTTAGATAAGTTTCAAACCAAAACCACTACCCTGTCTGACGACCAAATAATTGGCGGCAGTTACGACAAAATAGATGTGGTAACCAAGGGGCATACCCGCAGTATAAAGGTGAATAAGTTTAAAAAAGCTATTCACGCCATAGCACCTGCAACCAATAGTGCTACCACACCGGTAATGACTATGGCAGGCGATTATCTATCCTACAACGATTTGGTAACATTTAAACAGCGTTGTGTTGATGCCGGGTTTGGCGACGGTACACTACGCTTGGTTTTGTGTCCTACACACTGGAACGATTTACTTCGCGACCGTCAGAACTTTGGCGACAAGCTGGTAAACTATATCAAAGGGACACCTGCACCCGAAATATTAGGTTTTGAATTGCACCAGTACGAAGGTATGCCTATGTACGATGAAACAGGCAATAAGAAGGCCTTTGGTTCGGCTGTATTACCAACTGATAAAAAATGCTCTGTGGCATTTATAAAGGAGGGTATAGCCAAGAAAACAGGGCTTACCAAACAGTATTTTGCACCGGCAGCAACCGATGTTGATACTCAAAGTAACCGCCTAAACTATCGTCACTATTTTATAGCTATTCCGTTTCGGAATAGAAAAATAGCGGCAATACTTAGTAAGTAGAGCTTTTGGTTTAATTATTCACAATAATTTGTTTATGGGCGAAATTCAGGTATGGGTACTCACAGGCAGTACCGGATTAATGGTAAGTGTGTTGCTCATCCTGTTTCGCAACTGGACAGATAAGCAGAGTAAACTTGTAGATGCTATTCAGGAATTAAAACTACTAATAGCTACTCAAAGTTTAGAGATGAAAACACTGCTTAATACTAACATTGACATAAGGCAGGATATTAAAGAGCTTAAAACCCGAATAAGTAAGGTTGAAGAGAAACAAATATCGTGTGGTAAATGTATGGCACCATGAGAAAAATAGAACGAATAATAATACACTGTACCGCCACGCCACAGGGGCGTGATGTAACAGTAAGAGAAATAGACCAATGGCATCGTGAACGTGGCATGAGTAAGATAGGCTATCACTATGTAATAGGGCTTAACGGAACTATATACCCCGGGCGCAAACCCCACGAGCAGGGGGCGCACTGTACGGGCTACAACGCTACAAGTATAGGAATATGTTATATCGGAGGTATCGACAATAACGGTATACCTTGCGATACCCGAACAGCAGAACAGAAACAATCAATTAAAACACTTGTAGCTAGTTTATCGGCAATGTATACTAAGGCAACGGTTCACGGACATAACGAGTTTAGCGACAAAATGTGCCCATGCTTTAATGTAGCGGAGGAATTTTAATGAATATAGTAGGCAAATTACTAGGTAGCGATAAAGTAATAGATAAGGCTGCACAAGGTATTGACAAGGTGTTCTTTACCAATGAAGAGAAAGCCGAGAGTTGGCTTAATGTACTAAAAGCTTATGAACCGTTTAAACTGGCACAGCGTATTATAGCATTTGCAGTAACGGGGGTTTACTTGTGGTTTATAATTATAGCGGGGTTTATGTTAATGCTATCGTATTGGTATGCTCCCATGCGCGAACTGTCGGCCGAGTTGGCTTCAATTATTAATAACAATCTGGAACTCCCTTTTGCCCTTATAATAGGTTTCTATTTTGCGGGTGGTATGGGCGAAGGATTAATAAGTAAATACAAAAACCAAAAAAAATGACACTTACAAAGGAACAATTAAACAAGCTTCATACACAATATTTGGAGGCTTACCCCAAGTACAACACATTGTACTTTACTGCCGACGGCAACTGCTTTTTAACCATAGATGCAGCAAAACACCATGCCGGAGTTGTAAAAACAGAGTGGTATGCCGTAAGCCGTACCAACAACGGGGAACAGGTAGAAAATAACGCCGATGAAGCTGAACAAAACAATTGGAACACTAAGCTGCTTAGCTTTGAGCTAAACGAAAAAAGCAACTGGGATACCATACAGGAACTGGGCAGGGCTTTTGGTATTGATGCTAAAAGCAAACGCGAATATATTGATGCTTTAGCACCAATTAAGGAACAATTAATGAATAAGTAAACAACAGAAAAATGGCTTTACCAAGTGTAAAAATAGAATTACAAAACGGCGGGTTGGGCAAAGTATCTGACCTTGGCAACGGAACAGGAGCTTTGTTGGTGTTAATGCCAACAAGTCCTACCGGGCACGCCTTTGGCGATGTAAAGGAGTACGCCTCGTACAGTTCGCTCCCTGTTGAATTACAGGCAGTAGATGGGGTAAAACAATATTTCAACATAGCACAGGGGCGCACTGTGGCAATAATGCCCATAGCCGATACGGTAAGTATAACCGATGCTGTAAACAGCGTACACGCTACTCCGTACATGAAACAACTGGTAGAAAGTAACCACGATATACGCTTTGCCGGAGTGGTAGGCAATGGCCTTGCTGCAGCCGATATACTTACTGCCTGTACCAATGCACAAGTGTTGGCACAAAATGCCGCTGCGGTATTTGCCCCGGTAATAGTATTGCTCCCTTATGCTTACGCCAATGCCGACACAGTACCCGACCTTACCGAGGCTACATATAACCGGGTAGGGGTATGCGTAAGCCAAACAGGCAGCGAGATAGGGTTACTTATAGGGCGATTAGCTTCAATACCTGTACAGCGCAATATAGGCAGGGTAAAAGATGGTGCCATGCCTGTAACCAATGCTGCGCTCGACAATAGTACCGTACCGGCTACTATGGTTGAGAGTGGCACGGCTCAAATAAGCAGCCTGCACAATAAGGGGTATATAGCTTTGCGAACACATATAGGCAAAGCAGGATACTACTTTACCGACGACCCGCTGGCAACCGACCCCACCGACGATTACAGCACCATAGCCAACCGCAGAGTAATAGACAAAGCTATGGTTATAGCTTACAAAACATACCTAAACGAATTGCTCGATGAAGTAGAAATGACTAACGGAAAACTAAGTGCCGGAGTAATTAAATACTTACAGGCAATAGTAGAAACAGCTATAGGCAATATAATGCTTGTAGGTGGCGAAGTGTCAGACGTAGAAGCTTATATTGACGAAAACCAAAATGTGTTGTCAACAGGGATTATTAGGGTACAACTGAAAATAGTTCCGGTAGGATATGCCAAAACCATAGTAGTGGAGCTGGGCTTTGATAACCCGACAGCATAACTAATGAGTTAATGAGATTATAATTTGAATAAAAAAACAATATGGGTATAGCAGTAAATAATAAACAGTACGAGTGGGGACACATTAACGTAATAGTAATGGGTAAACCCATATTTGGCTTACGCGGAATAGAGTACAAAAAAACACAGGAGAAAGAGCCTCTGTACGGTAGAGGCAATAAGCCGTATGCCATTCAGAGCGGCAACGTAAAGGTAGAGGGTACACTCACACTATTGCAGGGTGAACTTGAAGCTATGTGCGATGCCGCCGGAGCTAGAAACGATGTAACCCAACTGCCACTTATTGATATAGTGGTAACATACACCCCGCTCGATGGTGCACCCACTATCGACACCGTAAAGGGGGTAGCATTTACCGAAACACCAAAAGGGATGAAGCAGGGCGATAAAAATTCCGAACACGCCTTACCGTTCATTGCCTTAGATGTAGAGTACGGTATATAGTAGAGACGCAAGATATTACGAATTAACGTAGAGACGCAAGATATTGCGTCTCTACAGTAAAAAAAATCAATCATGGCAGAAAAAAAATTAATTGGGCAGGTAAGCCCCGAGCAAATAAACGAGTGGAAAGCGAAACACGGCAAAGTATACGAAATAGAAGCCGACGGGCACATAGGATATGTAAAACAACCCGGGCGAATGGAAATGAGCCATGCAGGAACTATTGGCGCAGGCGATAATATATTATTTAACGAAGTGTTGTTAAACGATTGTTGGCTGGGTGGTAGCGATGCATTGAAAAAAGAAGACCGCCTGTTTTTTGGTGTGAGCAATATTTTAGATAAAATAATTGATGTAGCCAAGGCAACAGTAAAAAACTTATAGAGGCTGATCCGGGGCCTGAAAAAAACTGGATACGGCAAGCTGATATTATTATGAGGTATCACTTAAAATGTGATACCTCACAAATGAGCGATGCCGAATGGGCACAAACACATAACGACCTGCAATGGCTACTAAAGGAGATGAATAAGGGTAATGATTAAATAATAACAATGACAACCTAAAATTCGGTGTCAATATCATTGTCCTGATTTGATTCTTTGCAAGGTATCAGATTGCAAATGTTCCAAGTGTTGATAATATTACAAAAACAGTGAAATGCATAGTTAATTCATTAACAGCATTCTAAAACTAATTCAATAGCAATTGCTATTATGCTTGTTCCAATAGCTGAACCTAATAAAGATATAAATACAATTGAAATACCTTCAAGTAAAGTGTAACTATTCATTGAGAAACTAAAAATTAAAGCCCCAATTAGAACAGTAATAAAAAGCACTGTATAGAAGTAAAATTTTTTCATACTGTAAATATAAAAAAAATGAGCGGAACTACCTATACATACACATTTAATCTGAAAGACAATATTAGTGGAGTATTTAATAAAGTTAGCTCAACTATAAATGTCGGAACAGATAGTATACAAAAAAAAGTAAATGGTTTAGCGAATAGTTTTACTAAGCTTCAAGCCTGTATGGTAGGTTTTAATCAGGCTAGCGAAATGTTTGATAAAATGTCGTTAGCCATGGATAACTTAGTAGCCCCGGCTGCTGTATTTGAGCAAAACATGGCCGATTTATCGGCTATAACAGGCATTGCAGGAAAAGAGCTTAGCATACTTGAAAAAACAGCCCGAAAAACAGGAAAAGAGAGTGGGCTTGGTGCATCGCAGGCTGCGGAGGCTTATAAAATACTGGCTTCGCAAATCGATGTATCGAAAATAGGATTAAATGGTTTACAAGACCTTCAGAAAAAGAGTATTACCCTTAGCCAGGCATCGGGTTTGGAAATGGGCGAAGCAGCTCAAGCTTTGTCCGGAACCATTAACCAATTTGGGTTACAAGCAAGCGAAGCAGGCAGGGTAATGAATGTATTGGCTGCAGGTTCAAAGTATGGAGCTGCCGAAATACCTGAACTGGCACAATCGTTTAAAGTAGTAGGTGCAGCCGCAGCATCGGCAGGTTTAAGTGTTGAAGATACAGCAGGGGCTATTGAAGTATTGAGTAAAAACAACATGAAAGGAGCCGAGGCAGGTACTGCCTTGCGTAATATAATGTTGAAAATGCAAACAGGGCTTGGTGTTGATTTTAAAAACACCAATATAAGCAATGCCCTTAAAACACTTCAACCACAACTTAACGATGTAACATTCCTTACCAAAACCTTTGGTATGGAAAACGTAGTAGCGGCACAGTATTTAATTAAAAATGCCGATGCAGTACAGGAAATGACCAACAGGGTTACAGGTACAAGTGTGGCTACTGAACAGGCTGCAATACGTACAGATACATTCAGCCACAAGATGCAAGTATGGGCTGCTCGATGGGATGATGCGAAAATATCAATGTTCAAATATACTCAACATTTAGCTCCTACAATAAAAGGTATGTCAGAAGGGGCAAAAGGTATTGCTAGTTTAGGGGCAGGTATTTGTACTACAAAGACAGCCATTGATTGGCTACGCACATCTGAAATTCATAAAAACATAGCAACCAAAGCAGGTGCAATATGGACAGGTATAAGCACTGTGGCTACTAAAGTGTACAGCCTAACGGTAGGTAAAGCAGTAAAGCAATTGCGTAAACTTAGCTCAGGTATGGGTACACATACCGGAGCTGTAGGAATATTCTCAATAGGAATGGGTATAGCTGCCGGAGCAACTCGCTTATTTAGCAACTCGCTTAAAGTACTTGGCAGGGCTATATACAGTATACCTATTATAGGTTGGATAGCCGGGGGTATATCGCTTATTGTGGCAGGATTTACAATACTTTGGAACAAAAGCGAAAAGTTCAGAGGTATTGTTTATGGCATAGGAGCGGTATTTAAAACCCTGTTCGGGGTACTCAAAACAGCAGTTACGTTTATGTGGAATGGTATTGTTAAACCAATATTTACCATGTACTATAAATTTTATAAAGCTATTGTAACCGGTATATGGAACGGGTTGAAATGGATTTGGGACAAGGCTCTTAAACCACTTGGTTCGGCTCTGATAAAGTTTGCAGGTTGGATATATACAAAAGTAATAACACCTATAAAGGAAGGCTTTGCCAATATGGGGGGCTTCCTGGGCAAAGTATTTGAGAAAATTACAGGGGGGCTTGGACGTATATTTCAACCGTTTGTAAAGTTGTGGAATAAAGTATTTAAAAACAACAAAATAGTACTCGACATAAAAGAGAACCTTAGCAAAACTAAAGGGGCAATAGCTGACGCCGGCGGTAAAATACGCAACGACTTTAATGAAGGTTTTGCCAAAGGGGTTGACAATTTCAGAAACTCAAAACAAAAGAAACCGGGTGGTAAAATTATTGATATTGGCTCCGAATATGGTTCGGGTGGCATTAATGCATTGGCAGGAATGGCCAATGCCGAAAGTATGGATTTAGGTAATGCCCCTGTTAGCTCAGGCAGTGGCTCTTCTACTCCACAGACCGGCGTAACTAAAAACGTAACCATATCAATTAATAAAGTGGGAGTTGATACAGTTACCCTGCACAGCCAAACAGTTACCGAAGGCAGCGGACAAATAAGCGATATAATTATGAGCGACTTAGTAAGGGTAGTTAACAGTTTAAGTGCATAACAATGAAAACAGAGTTCGATGTAAAAGATATATACGCAGGTATATTTGGATATAAAGGGATACCGTTTCCGCTTGGCAAACTCAACGCCCGAATACCCGATAAAATATATACCGACGGTTTACTCCACCACGGATTGCACGGGGTAAGTTACTTTATGCCTGTATGGATTGAGGGGCTCGACCTTACATTTGGTCAACTGCCCAATGAACCCACCATTCAGGCAAACACAAAAAAAACCATAAAGGAAACCCCATTAGTGGGCGGAACCCGACGCGGTACGGTTAAGGAACTTATTAGCTTAGACGACTATAACATAACAATAAACGGTATATGTATTGCCGACAACACCAATGAGTACCCGGCCGAACAGGTTAATGCTATTAACAAGTTATTTGAATTAGACAGAGCGTTGTTCATTGAAAGCGAATTTACAACCCTGCTGGGTATCGATAAAATAGTACTTACCGGTCTCGACTGGCGCGAAATGAAAGGGGTGCAACACGTACAGGGTTACACCATTACAGCAGTAAGCGACATTGATTTTTTACTGGTGCAAAACTAAATTTTAATTGAATTTAAAATGTTATTAAAGCCTCGTTTAAATATTACAATAGGTCAATATTCTTTCACCCGTGCACATAGTGTAGAGTGGAGCAGAAATATTCGTTCAATAAGCTCAGAGGCTAAAATAAAAGTACCTGTATCGGCTACCATAGTCGACAAAGAGGGGGGTAAAACAACCACCGAAACACCCAAGGTAATAAAGCCCGGCGATAATGTTACTATTCAGGCATGGTACGAAGGCTACCAGGCTCACACTATGACATACGCAGGTAAGGTAAAGCGGATAAACCAAACCATACCTTGCGAAATAGAGTGCGACGATATGTACACGCTGCAAAATGGGCGTTGTAACAGGAGTTGGGAAAAAACCACGGTACAAGAGGTAATAGGTGAAATACTATCGGATACCGGGTATACACCGCAATTGCTCAATGGTGAGGTTACTCTTGAACCATATATAATACCCGAATGCAGTAAGGCTTATGCATTACAACAACTGTGCGACGAAACCGGACTGGTAGCCTATGCACTGCCGGGCAACAAACTGTATGTAGGGCTGGCTTATACACCAATGAACGGAAATGTAACATTTTCGCTCTCAGGCGATAATGTAAATGTTATTAACGCCGATGAACTTAAATACCGCCTTGCCGACGATGTAAAACTGAACATTAAGGCTATTAACATTAACGGCGACAATTCACGTATTGAAGCTCAGATAGGCGACCCCGAAGGCGCTTCGCGTACATTGCATTTTTATAACCTGCCCGATAAAGCTGCCCTTGAAGCTAAGGCAAAAGAAGAGATACAAAAATATAAATACAACGGGTACGAGGGTAAAATAAAATGCTTTGGAATACCACGGGTAGAACCCGGAATGACAGCCGTAATTAAAGACCCCCGATTTGCCCGCGAAGGAAACTATTTTATTGAGGGGGTAGAAACAAGTATAACCACCGAAGGTATTTGCAACACTGTACTAATAAGTATTAAAGTATAATGGATAATAAGGCCGAATTAAAAGACGCTTTGAAGCGAGCTATTCAACAACAAGGGGTGGCCATACTTACAGGTAAGGTAACTAAGGTTAATACCCAAACGTATGTATGCACCGTAACCTGTGCCGCTACCGACACTATATATCACAATATACGCTGCAAAGCAGGTGCCGACAGTAAACCGGGTATAGTAATAACCCCCAAGGCGGGCAGCTATGTAACATTTGTACTGTATGGACGAAACTCGGGAGGGGTAATTGTAAACTGGGGCGAAATAGATTCGGTACAATGGGATAACGGTACTTATTCATTATTGCTAGGCAAGGATGGTATTATATTCAATGCCGCAAGCCTAAAAAGCTACCTTACTAACATAAATACACTGGTAGAACATATTAACACAATAGAACAGCAACTTAACGATTTGAAAGATGTATTTAAAAACTGGACTCCCGCTGCACAAGATGGCGGCGCACAACTAAAAAAAGGGATAATAACGTGGGCAGATGATAAAATAACCGAAACAACCGTTGACGATATTAAAGACAAAACTATACAACACTAAGTAAACAGGCATGGTTGTGCCTATTTATTAAGCATAATAATAAAAACAATGGCTCTAAATAAAGCAACACTTAAAAGCGACATATACAACAAAGTAAAAGCTATTGACCTGCAAAAGTCCGATGTGGCCGATAAAATAGCAGAGGCTATTGCCGATGCGGTAGATACATATATTAAAACAGCTACCATAACAGTAGCACCCGGTATACAGGTAGCCACCGCAGGCAGTGCCGCAGCACAAGTCGGCTCAACCACATCGACAGGCACTGCAACAATAAGCTAACAAACCAATTAACACAAACTACATGACTGTGCGTAAAGACATATTATTATCGGACAATGGAAACTTTGCCACCGCAAACGGCGATTTTACCACCGGCTTATCCGATGAGCAACACGTAGCCGCTATGCTTGGCATGAACAAAGGCGAACTGAAAGAACACCCTACCTTGGGCGTAGGGCTAAACAACTACATTAACGACGATACAAGCCTTATGCAGCTACGCTTTGCTATACGCGAAAATATGAAAGTCGATGGGTATAGCTTAAAAAATATGAGTATTAACCAAGCCGGCAAACTGCTTATTGATTATGAATAATGTAACTGTAAAACCACAACAAAACCTGTTCGATATACTATTACAAGAGTACGGAACTGTTGATGCCTTGTTTGAGTTTACCGACCAAAACAATATATCGGCAACCCATACAGCTCAGGCAAATGAAGTGTTTACCCTTAATACCGAAAGTAATATAAGGCAAAACAGCGTATTGCGACACTATACCGAGCGAAACACAATACCCGCCACAGGCAATACTCCAATCGATATAGTTGGCGAATTGCCGCAAGGTATAGGATATTGGAGCTTGGAATATGAATTTATAATAAGTTGAAAATTGAAAAATGAAAGTTGAAAACCACTGGCTTGATACAGGTTGCAGGTTACGGGTTGCTGGTTGCTAGTTACTAGATACTCAATACTCACTACTCACTACTCACTACTAAAAAAATGGCACGAACAATAACAGAAATAAGCAACAGTATGATAGACGATGTTCAGAAAAATGAGCATTTAAAAAACATACTAACATCGGACAGTAAAACAGCTGTGTGGCGCAATATAATATATATAGTTGCCGTAGCTGTATGGATGGTTGAAACCCTGTTCGATAAACATTCTACCGAGGTTAGCAATACATTGGCTACCATGCGTCCGCATAACAGGTATTGGTATTCGCAAAAAGCCAGGGCTTTTCAATATGGTTACAACTTGGTGCAAGATACCGATTATTACCAAGTAACAGATGAAGAGGCACAGATAATACAACAGGCGGCAGTAACCGAAGTAAACGGTACACTGTTTATAAAAGTGGCCAAGCTCAACAACGGTATGCTCGACAAACTTGAACCTGAAGAGCTAACTCAGTTTACCCAATATATGGAGCTGATAAAAGATGCCGGGGTTAAGCTTATAATAATAAGTAACGATGGCGACAGTATGCGCCTTACCATTAACATATGGTACAACCCGCTTGTACTAGACAACAACGGAAAACTAATAAACAATTCGAGCTGCGAGCCTGTCAAAGATACTATTATAAACTTTATTCAAAACCTGCCGTTCAATGGTGAGTTTATTCCCTCTCTTATGGTAGATGAGATACAGAAAGCTCAGGGAGTTGATATAGCCGAAATACAATCGTGCGAAACCAAATACGGCACCAACAACTATACCATAGTACAAGGTAAAGTAATACCCAATGCCGGGTATCTGAATATTGCCCCCAACGATGAACAATCGCAAGGGTTAATCATAAATTATATAGCCAATGTTTAATATAGACCTGTATAAAATAATACCGTGGCTGTTGCCATTCAGGTACAGGGTAGTATTCAATATTGAATATATACGAGTGCTGCTTACCCCATTGGTAACAATATACAACAACTTGCTTACTCTTAGTAACACCACTCGCTACAGGGTGCAACACACAGGGCAGGTGTGCTATATTACAGGTGCACTCAACGATGCATTTGACATTACAAACCGAGGTATTAAAGTACGTAACTCCGGAGGCGATAATGTAATATTGCTTAATACCGATGCCGATGTGTTGCCGCTAATGGTTCACAACGATACCACCGAAGCAATAGCACTACATAACGATAGCGCCTACACAGGTTCGCAATACGATTTTATAGTAGTACTGCCCCGTGAATTTGAACCTGCCGAACGGTACAGGCTCGAAGCTGTGATTGATTATTACAAGCTGGCAGGTAAGCGACCCGATATAATAACTGAAACTAAAAAACAATAATAATATGGATACAATAGAATTTGCAGGCAAACGCGACTTTCCGTTCACTACCGATGTGCTGAATTTTATGCAAAATGCTTATAAAATATTCAATGCTTATTCAGCATTAGCTAGCCAGGGCAGCTGTATAATATCAGGTTGCACAGTTTACGGCAATTATGTAAGCTCAGGCTATGTACTCATAACGGGTAATTTATATTTCTTCAAAGGAGGCACTAAGCAAACCTATGTATCGCTATTTGTTAAGAACGAAGAAATAACAGTAGCCGAGGGGGTACGTAAGCAAACCACCGGATACGTAGATTTTGGGCTTGGTGGTGTATATAGTATTCTGTGGGATACATTAGATAAGGCACGGCTTAAAAACCTACATACCTTAACCAATGAAACGAAAACAGCGATAGCCGATATTGAAGCATTAGAGGTGCGTGTCAATAGTATCGATAGCAGTATAGAAGCGTTAGGCGGCGACATCAATATATTGGCGCAGTCAATTCAAGGTAATACTAGCACGATTGATTCAATCAATAACGAATTGGGCAATGTTGATAATAAAATTAGTAATTGCAACAATGATATTGGAAATATCAATACAGCACTGGATGGCATTAAGTATAAGCACGATTATACATACTGGAATATGCAAGTTGAGTCAACCAAAAATATAGGGCACAATATTGATATTAGTACTATTGTTTCAGTTAGTGTTAATATTTTGAAAAATGGTGGAGTAAAAGAAATACACCCAATTAATACTTCCATAAACGGTAATATTGGGGGATATTGGAAACTGACTGACGGTAATATACAGATTGTAAGAACAGCGAATGGAATATTCAACAATTCAGCTTATGCCGATTGTGCTGTTGATGTAGTAATAGGATATAAACCTAATTTGTAATAATATGGCAAAGCAAAATATAAATACACTGAAGAATTGGTTTAAAACAGGGTTAAAACCAACACAGCAACATTTTTGGGACTGGATAGACAGTTATAGGCATAAAGACGACAAAGTGCCACACACCGATATTGACGGACTTACTGAGTTGCTTGCCGGGAAGGTAGATAAAAAAGACGTAGTAACACCCGAAGTGTGGAACCCCGAAGAGCCTTATATATATAACGAAGAGGCACAGCAGTATGTAAGTTACGTTAACCCCGAAAGTATTGAGCCAATATATCGGAACGAAGGGTTTTATCGCCTGTTGGAGCATACACTTGCAGACGAAAGCCCCGAAACACACCCCGCCAAATGGGCATATCAAGGCAATGTACTTGGCGAAATTACTACCGACGATGTACTGGGACTTACCGAAGCGCTTAACAGTAAGCTAAACGCAACACATACAAATGATGATGATGCTCACAGCTCCTTATTTAATAGCAAGGTTAACAATTCGGAAAAAGGTACTGCTAATGGTATTGCTACGCTTGATGAAGCAGGCCGGGTGTCTGCCGAACAACTGCCGGCTATGTTTAACGGCGATTACAACAACCTAAGCAACACGCCTACAACTATAACACAACAGCAAGCCTCCGATATTGAAGCCAATAACGCAAAGCGCAGCTACCCGCAAGCCGATGAATATAAGCTTGCCGGTATTGAAGAAAATGCAACCGAAGGTGCCGACTGGAATACAAACCTTGCCAACAAACCCGATGTTGTAGATATATACGGTACTGTTCCGCAGGCTACCATCGATATATTACTCGACGATTCAAACTGGAGCAACTACTCTAATACGTTTGAGTATGTGGCGCAAACACCGCAAGCATTAGGATTATACCCGGGGCTTGTATTACTGAATATAAGCCCCCGGTACAGGTACGAATGTGCCAATACTGTAATTGTAAGAACAATAAAGGCTCAGGCTGTTAATGCTGCACCGGTACAGGTCAATGCATCGACAGGAGTTGGTGGTACTACTACTGTTAACCTGTCGCCCGATGTTGACAAATATTTGGTTGAGCTTAAAAATGCCAACACAGGTGAATCGAGCTGGGATACTGTTAACTTAAAGCTTGGGAGTAAGTATAAAATGTTGCATAAAATACTTGTAGTAGCACTCGATACAGTTAACAATAACACAACTACCGTTGTGCGTCTGGTAGATGCCGACAATAACCTGCTTCGTACTTTATCGGCAGGCAATGTGGTTGATGTTATATATACCAATAATCAGATTAAAACCCGGGTATGGTAAATATATTATCTGTATCGGGCAAGCCGATACTTACGCAATCAGGTATGCTTAAAATTGCAGGAGAGTTTAATTTTGTTACTAATGTACTGGTAGGCAAGGCAACAAAAACAGTAACTGCCACATTTTCGGCAACAACAATCAACGGCGATGTATTGGTAATTCGTACCAATGGTAATACATATCAACAATCGGGCTCGGGTTCACTTATGTACATACCACTTACAATTGGCGAAACTGTATCGGTAGCTCCTGCCAGCGGCAACTGGAATAACTGTACTATGCTTAGGATTGAGTATTTGGAAATTGACCTGTTGAAGGAGTCGGTAAAATTTACTACTATTAAAGAGTATTGGTTTATAAGGCTTACTGTGAATAACGCTAATTTAGCCTATTTCGGCAATCGTGAAGGAAATTTATATATTCATTCAAGTTCACAGTATCAGGGTAATTTGAGTGATGTAAGCAATTGTAAAGGGGTACTTAATTTTAACGGGCAAACACAAATTGCCGGTAATTTTACTTCGCTCTCAAAACAGTTGAAAGGGTTTGAATTTTATTCACCTTATATTGGAGGAGATTTGGCTTACTTTTCCGACATGAGCCTCACAATAATAAGGCTGGTTGGAGTTAATGCTTATGGCTCTATTGCTAATTTAGCTAACTCGGTAGTGGTTGGTCTTGAATCAATGCCCAACATAACCGGCGACGTTAGTGAACTAACTTATACTTTAAGTTTAACTACTGCATTAACAATAAGAGCCTGCGCAGCTTTAACATTGTCTACCACAACACTGGCAGGAACACCGAGAACTATTAACTTTTTCTTGCAACCTCTATTTATAGGTGAATATTCTGACTTTTATAACAGCAACAGTGTTTATTGCATAGGAACCGGAATAGCTACATATACAACAGTTCCAAATAATGTTGGATTTAAGGCACTGACAATAATATGGTATAATAATGGTGAACCGGTAATAACCCAACAGAATTTAATAAAACTAATAGCCGATAAACGCACTTATGCGGTTGCAAATAACCAGCTTAACGGCACTATCAATATAGGTGGCGGTAACGCAGCAATAACAGATACTCAGGCACTAGCCGATATTGCAACATTAACCGGCATGGGATGGACAATAACTTATAATTCGTAATATGGGAATAACAGAAAAATACATTGTTGTATATAGCCAAACAACACATGAGGTCATAATGTATGGTGTAGCAGGTAATACCATTATTACACCACATACAGTAGAACAGTTCAATTCTGAAACCGAAATGAACAATTTTATAAAACAAAATGATTTAAAAGTGCCGGATGACTAATACAAACACAATACAATTCAAATATTGCTTAAAAGTATTCGGACTAACTCAATTATGAATTAGTCCGAATTTTTAAAAAAAATGTAGGTTTCGTTTTAGAAATGTGTATTTTTCGTTTTTTCAATTATACTATGAAAAATTTCATACCGGCTTAGGCATTAATTGCCGACAGTATTGTACGCTTGCAATCGCTCGAAGA